TTTTTTGCCAGACTTTCGACGCCCTTCGACGCCCCGCGCGCCGCGCTACCAAAGCTGTCAGCGGCATCAGATGCATCCATTTCGGAATTGAAAAAGTCGTTTTCGGCGATGCGCGCAGTTTCGAGAAGTTCACCGCCAAGCCCGGAAATCTGGTCGCGAAGTCCGTCGATCCCGGAACGCAGACTTTCGGGCAACATAGCTTCAATGCTTGCGCCAGCTTGTTTTACCCATCCGGCCAAATCGTCGTAGGTGCCCGTCAGCTTGGCAATCGCAGCGGCAAGCAGCAGAATTCCGGTCAACTTCAACTTGGCTATACTGCTAAACGCCAGCATGACAAGCCCGGTCACGCGAACAGCACGCGCTAGCACAATCATGCTGCGCCCGAGCGCCGCCACATAAACGACGATCTTTGCCGCCACGAATATCTTGAAGAGGTCAATCAGGAAATGCAGGTTCTCGGACACAAAGTCAATCACGTTCGCCAGCACCCGCCCAACATTTGCCAGTGCCGTAATCACGCCGCGCAGTTCTCCGCCTTCGCGCACGCTATCCGTGATCCGCTCCGCGAACCGGCCCAACGCGGGAACAACGGCAAACGCCATTTCCTGCCCGAACACCCGCGCCACGATAGAAAGCCGACCAATCCTGTCGTTTGCCTGCTCCACTGCCGCGACAGCAGAGCCGCCAAGGGCAAGCCCGTAATCTTCCACGTCCTGCCGCGCCTGTCGAATTGCGTCACCGCCACCCTGAAACAGAAGCACCATTTCACGGCTGCGCACGCCAAGATCGCGCAACAGCGCCGTTGCTTGTCCGCTGGACATCCCGAGCGCCTTCACACGATCGGCCATGACCGCTATCTTTTCGTCAGCATCCAGCTTGACCAGATCAGCCGCTGAAATGCCAAGCCGCTCAAGCGCGCGGTCTGCGTTGCCGCTGGTGCCGATGTTCGCCAGTTCGCGGTTGATGTTTTGCAGTTCGTTCGGCAGCGCGGACACAGGCACTCCAGCCTCGCTCGCCGCCAGTTTCAGCGCTTCAAGCCCCCCGATGGACGATCCAAGCCGCCGCGCCGCCTTGGCGGATGCGTCGATGTCCGACGCGCCTTTCATGGCCGCCGCGCCGATCCCGGCAAACGCCGCTGCACCAATGGCCGCAAACCGGCGCAAACTTTGCGCCAGTTCCGCGCCAGCCGATTTGGAGCGCTTCACGCCCTTCTCGAATTGCGCGCTGTCAAGTCCTAGGTTGACTCGTAGCGCGCCAATGACTGATTGTGCCATACTTAGGATTCCAACTCAGAAGGACGCGCCATGAAAACCGCCGCCATCATTGCATGCATGCTGCCCGCGCTTGCGTGGGCACAGGACACAGAAACAAATGGTCTTGCATCGGTGCTTGACCGCATGGACGAACTGCACGCCGATCTTGTTGATCTGGCGCACGATGCCGGGATGACGCGACAAGACTGCCTTGACGGAGCGGACCCGGAACTTGGCGAAATGCTCTATCCCGGCGATCCGGAAGCATACCGCGCCATCGTGGAAGCGACCTGCGAAGCGTTCGACTAGCGCCGCCGGTTCGCTGCCAAGGATCGATCAACCCGGTCCCACGCCGCGACACAAGCCGCCAATTCCGTGCGCCGATCCGGCTTGATGCCGGTAAACTCCGCGAACTTGGGCGGCTCCTTCATGTGCGGCATCATCGCCGACCACCAGATCATCGCCCGGTCATGCTTGCCGCGCTCCGCCGCCCCGTCCATTTCCAGCGCATAGAGCCGGGGCGTCAGTTCCCAGAACCGCGCCGGATCAAACCCCGCCGCGATATAATGCTTGCACAGGTCCGCTAGGTTCAGGCCGCCCGCTTCGGCCTCTTGCGGTTTCCCGACGGCTTGTCCTGCTGGTCAGGGAAAGCTGCCGCCATCAGCGCATCAAACGCGCCTGCGTTTTCGGCGATGATTTCGTCAACCAGATAGGCATCGGCGTCGGCGACGTGGTATCGTTGCAGCGCGCCAAGAAACAGGTCAACGATGATCTGCAGCGACGGCATCCAGCCCGGTCCAGCATCGGAGGGCGGGTCCAGCTTTGCCAGAACATCGTCGCCGTGCTTCGCTTGCAGGTCTGCTAGCACCGACATACCAAGCCACAGCCGCCATTCCTGCCCGCGCGCCGTGACCTTCAAAAGCCCGCGCGGATCGGTCATGCAATTGTCCTCGCGTTCGATGCCTGCCGCTCCATGATCTTCATGGATACGGTGGCCATAGCCTTGTCGCCCACGCTGCCGGTCGGCGTGAAGGTGTTGACGTAGCCCCGGTATGTGCGACGGATCGCGGTGCCCGACGGGTCCAGATTGAACTCAATCAGCACGTCCTCTTTCGTGCCAGCCTCGGTCAGGTCTGCCAGCGTTGTCAGAAGTTGGTCACCATCGTCGCCGACCCACAGTTGCTTTCCCTGAGACCAGGCGGCCACCGGCAACAGGCCGGGGATGGTTTCGCGCGTGCGGCCCGGCGACTGCAGATGCGTCACGTCGATATCTTCGGGCGCTTGCTCAGGGAACGGCAGCGCCTCGAAACCCCTGATCTGCGTCCAGACCGGAGTATTCAAGTTGCGCCCGATCCACAGTTCCCAATCGTAGGCAATGTCTGCCTTGCTGGCGATTTGCGGCATGTCATGCCCTCCAGTTTGTGATGAAGTCCAGGCTCACGCGGAACAGCCGCTCAGCCTCGTTGGAACCGCCTTCGCGGTCGTCTCTGGTGCCTGCGTGCTCCACCAGTCTCAGGCCCCGCCCGCGATAGCCGTGCAGGACGGCCACCGCAGCGCGGGAAACAGCTTTGACCTCAGCATAGGTGCGCCCGTAGCAGTCCACCTGCATACGGCCCTGTGATAGCCCGTCAGGCCCCTGCATGGTCATGCCTTGCGCGTCACCGATCACCTGCATGGTGATATACGGCGCACCGCTGCCCTGCGGGTTATCGATCATGTTGATCCTGCCAGCCGGAACCAGCCCGGTCACGCTTGGCGCGCCGATCAGGGCAAAGCGGAAGTCCTCTTCCATCAGACTGTTTGCCTTACTAGGCGCGCAGCCTTGCGCTGGGCTCGCTGAATTGCCTTGTCAATTTCCGCTCGCATCTCTTTCCCAAGCCGATCCAGCATGGCGCGATGATCCTGGTCCCACGCGGGACGCATGAACGGCTGTGCGCGATGGTGCTGCGTTCCGAATTCCTGCGTGTGAGCCGACGAAAGCGGACCCGCGCCAACGAACATTTCCACTGCGGCGCGCTCGTTGCGGAACATGCGCCGATGAAGCCCCGCCTGCCGCTTCGAAAGCTTGGTGCTGACCGCGATAGATGGGGCCAAGGTCTGCGTGTCGCCGCGCGGGGCAAGGCTTTGCGCCAGATCAGCCATGGGCTGCGCCGCCGTTCGCAGCGCCCGCCGCAATGCGCCCTTGCCCGCCGATTTTGACAAGTCGTCAAGCGCAGCTTCCAAGTCTCGCAGCCCTTCAACCTTCACCGTGACGATCATGTGTCCGACCTCGCGCTTGCCGTGATTTCGACCCAGCGATTTCGCGTGCCCGCCGGTTCTTTCACACCGAAAATGTCATAGGTCCGCCCGTCAAACATCAGCCGATCCTTGGGCGTGATGTTTTTCGTGAACGCCGTTGCGCGCACCGTGAAGCGCGTGGTGATGTGCGCCTGAACTTCCCCGGCCCGCCACCGTTCCGCGTCCGACACGTCCGCCTTGTGCGCCCACACGTCCGTGCCATGCTGGTGCCATTCCAGCGCCTGCCCGAACCCGTCGTCGCGGCTTGTGGCGCGCTGAAACAGGATGCGCCGATCCAGCTTCACGCCAAGCCCTCAAGCCCGGTTGCCGTCGTGCCGGTCGCAAGGATGCGCTTGGCCTTGATCGGCACTCGGCCACCTGCCGTGACGGTCGTATGCTGACTTGCGCCGCCCGCATTGTGCCACTTGATGACGCCGGCGCCCGCCGCGAACACCGCCCGCGTCATCATGGGCAGGTCGGTGCTGTCCGACGGCGTGATCTCGAAGCCATAGTCTGCCGGGCCGGATGCCGTGTTTACATAGTTCGGTTTCATCGCTCAATCCTCTAGTCTGTAGGATGCGTCAAATGCGACGCCAACGCATCGCCGCGATGCTGGACTGCAACGCCGCTTCAAGCGCCACCGCCGCCGAACCTTCGGGCCGGTCAAAGTCACGCTCGACAAGAAACTTCACCGCCCGCTCTACGGCAGGCCGATTTATGGCAGGCATTTCGCACGTGAAGATCACCGTGCCCGCGCCCGTCACCGTCACCGTGGGACCGCCCGCAGACCGACCGACCTCCAACATCTCAGCGCCCGCGCCATAGTCTACCGTCGCGCCCGTCACGTCCGGCATGGGCAGCGTGTAGGTGCCCTCGCAGGTCACATCCACTGCCCACGTCTGCGCCATGATGCACCGGCCCAAAACGCCGCGCGGGCCGTCAAGATAAGCCACCGCAGACGCCATCAATTCGCCCAACTGGTCATCAAAATCAACATCCAGCAGATCAATCCGCAGGTGGCGCTTGATCGCATCCAAGGTCACCGGCAGCGCGGTCGGGAGCGTGATTTGGTAGGGCGTCATTCCGTTTCCGGTGCCCGTTTGTTCGCCTTAACCGCAGGCAATGCGCCAACGGCGCGCGCCGCGTCCTCCAACTCAGCGGGGCAGTCGTCACCCGGCGCGAAGTCCGTCGGGTAGATTTCGCCCGCTTTACAGCCGCAGAACGCTTTCGTGAATTTCGCCATGAGTGCCTCCTATCGGCTCAGGAAAGGGGGCAGGATGCCCGCCCCCTCAGTCAGCCGATCAAGACGCCACGTTCTGCGCTTTCATGGCTTCAGGGTTGAGCAACCCGCCGCCGACGCGCTTCGTCGTGTAGAACTGGACGTAAGGTTTGTTGCTGTACGGGTCGCGCAGCACGCGCGTGCCTACGCTATCCACAATCAGGTAAGTTTGATTGAAGTCCCCGAACAGAATGGGCTTGGCCCCCGCACCGACGTTTGGCATGTCGGGAACTTCCATCATTGCATACCCGAGAAGCGTGGACGGAACCCCCGCCTGATAGGACGGCTGCCAAAGGAAGTTCCCATCACCATCCTTGAACAACATCACCGCGTTGCGTGTCAGCCTGTTCATCGCGAACCGCGCGTTTCCTGTGAACGCCGACGGCAGCGAGTGAACGAGTTTCACAATCCCATCTGCGGTCAGCGATGCAGCCGCGCCCGAGTTGGTCGCGAGAATCGCACCGAACGGATGCGCCGCCGCGTTGGCGCCACCAGTGATGTAGGTCAGGATTCCGTTGGGTCGGTTGTTGGTGCCGTTGCCCGAAATGAACGCGAGGTTTTCCTGGTAGGCAAACTCGGTCTGGACTTCACCCGCCAGCCAAGATTCCAGATCGATAAGCGCATCGTCAAGAATTTGCTGGGTCGCCGCCGGATTGGCGAAGATTTCGCCGACACGATAGGTCAGAGAACCCATAGTCGGCGTGGCGGTTTCCGGTCTTACAGTGGTCTCACCAACCCAACCCGACGCAGTTCCGCGCAGGTTGAACAGCTTCGAAAAGCTGCCGGTCGAAATTGTCTGCGTCCGGCACATCTGCCGCATAGGCGAAACTTCGATCAGCTTGTCGGTGATCGTGCGGTCCCATTCGGTCGGTGTGACAAACCCGCCCTCGGCATCTGCGCCCTTGTTAAGCGATGCCTGAACATCGCCCTTGCGGACGTGCATGGCAAATGCCTGTGTATACTCCGGGTCGCGCAGCTTGCGCCCATTGCCAGACATTTGCGCCACAGACATCTTCGCGTTGATTTCGTCTAGTGCGGACTGTAGGTCGCCGACGGTAGCGTTGACCTTTTCCAGCTTGTCGCGCGTCACCACGTCGTCAAACTTGGCCTCGACGCCCTTGATCTGTTCGGCGTGCGCTTCCTTGAAAGACGCGAACGCCTTTTGAAGTTGCATTACAATTTCGTTCGGGTTCGACGCATCTGCGCGTGCAAACATAATCCCGCGAGCGGGTTGGTTCATATAGCCCATGACTACCTCCTAGGCTTCGATTTCAGAAAGGAGCGCCTTGATAGCGTCCAGATCAAAGCCAGCGCTCGGCGTGGCTGTCCTGGCAGCGCTCGGCGTGCCAGCCGCTTCCCTGAAAAGAGCACGCCGCTCGACACGCGGCATGCCTGCTTTTGCAAGGGTTGCATCAAGTCGGGCGAGGGCTTTCTTCTGGCCCGCGTCCGGTTCATTTTCATATTCCGGCGCCGCAAAGGTCGCATCGGCGAACCCAGCATCAATCGCCCGCTCCGCCCGAAGCCACGTTTCCGCGCTCATCATCGCGGCGACATCTTTTGGGTTTTGCCCGGTGCGCGCCGCGTAAATATCAGCCATGGCAGCGTCGAACTCCGCGAAGGTATCAGCCGCCTCGCGCATATCGTCTTGGTTGCCCATGACCAATCCCCACGAATTGTGGATCATCAGCATGGAGCCAAGTCCCATTTCAATCCGGTCCCCAGCCATTGCGATAATAGACGCGGCGGATGCCGCCAGCCCCATCACGCGAACCGTCACCTCTGCCGGGTGTTCCCGCAGCAGGTTGTAAATCGCCAAGCCCTCGAACATATCGCCGCCGGGGCTGTTCACGTTGACCGTGACCGCCTTTGCGCCGATCCCACGAAGCGCCCCGGCCACCCGGCGCGCGGTGATGCCCTCACCCGACCAAGGATCTTCCCCGATCACGTCATAGACCGAGATGGTGCTGCCATCTGCTTCTGCTGCTCGTGGATGCCACTTGTCCAAAGCTGTTGCCGGTGCGTCCGGCTGGTAAGACTGTGGGCGCGCGAACGCCTTGGCCTCAGGTAGCTTGCGAAGGGTCATTGCGTTGTTCTCCTGCTGCGACCAAGCCGTCGCCGTCCGGGTGCGAGCCAAGTCCGACGTGTTCCCGCGCTTCGTTTCCTGTCATCCATGGCCGGTGCCCGCCTGCGCCAAGCGCGCGCGCCAAGAACTCCGACTGGTCTTTCATGGTGCCGCGAAGCAATTCTCGTTCGTCAAAGTCGGGATACACCGCGCCACGCTCGAAAGTAGGTTGCAGCGACCGCGCGATGCCCTGTTCCCAAACCGAAAACCACGGAGCCAACCCGAACCGCACGAACAGCATGGCAAGCTGCTCGATCCCGCTGCCCCATGACGTGTCATCCATGAACATCAGCGGACGCGGCACGCCGAACACCCGGCCAATCGCTTCCGTCAGTTGCGCGCGCATTTCCACCATCTGCGCCGACTGTGCGGTCGCGGGCGGGAATTCGCGCTTCATGCCTTCCTCAAGCACCAGCGTGCGGCCCGCGTTCGCCGATCCGGCATAGCCAGCCTCAAACGACTTGCGCAGCCGATCCGCTGCTTCTTGGCTCAGCTTGTCCGGGTGCGTCAGCGCCACACCCGCAATCACGCCATTGCGGTAAATGCTATTAGCCGCGACCTGTTGCTGTGTCGCCGTTTGGATAATGTCGCCCGCCTTCTGGATGCGGGAAACGCCTTTATCGGCCTCAATCGAAAATCCGCGAAGGTGCATCATTTCCGCAGGGTTCAGCGTCATCGACTGCGACTTGTTGTTCATGATTTTGTAGCGAACCGGGAAAATCCCGCCGTCCGTTTCAATTGACACGCTGCGCGGGTCCACAGGGATCAGCGACGATACCCGCCCCATTGTCCGCGTGATCCGGGCATAGGCGTTGCCGTGAAGCAAAAGCCAGCCCTGCATTAATTGCTTGAACTCATGCGCGGTCTGCCAAGGGTTCGGCTGCCAGCGCAGGAGCGGATAAAGCGGATGATCCGTCGCCTCCTGAATTTGTCCCGTAGCCTCGTTCTTACGCATCATGGTCAGCGGCAGCATGGCAATCGTGCCGCCGATCAGGTCACAGGCCCGCAGAACGGCATCGTTGCGCAATGCCGCGTCCACGCTGTCGCCCGTGCTACCTTGGCGCACGAATTCATAGAACGCGGGCGAATCGATCGCCATCGAAGCGCGCGGCTTCTCACGTCGGAACATCTGGAAAATGCCCACGATCAGAAGACTAGCACGCCACGCGTTTCGTAGATCGACGGCGCGTCCGTTTCCTCATTCGTCATTGCCGCCCCCACTGCCATCGCCGCCGCGACCGCCAAGTCAATTCGCGCCGTTGCGCGCTGTTTCTCAAACCGGCGAAGCCCAGCTGGCGACTGCCAGAACGTGCTGGACGCCACCGCCGATCGCAAAGCCGGGTTGACCGCGATCCGAAGCCGCCGCTCCAAGATCAAGTCTTCAAAGCCGTTTATGCTGTCTGGCATCCAGAGCGGGCTATCTTTGCGCCGGTTTGTCCCTTGCGGGTGTTCCACCAGCGGCAACGTCACGCCCATTTCATCTAGCGTCACCTCAAATTGCCGGATCAGCCATCGGTCATAGGCCACCGCCGCAATTTCAAACTCCGCCGCAAACTCTACCAGATCGTGCGCGACCTGATCGAAGCGCACCACCTTGCCCGGTGTTGCCGTCAGGAACCCTTGTTCCTGCCACACGTCGTAGGGCGCGCGGTCCTGTTTCATCCGCTCGCGCAGCGTCTCCGCAGGGCTGTATCCGTGCGCAAAGAGCGCGTACTTCTGATCGCCGCTGTCCGTCACGCCGTCACGGAACACCATTGCCCGCGCCGTCATGTCCTTGGTTGCGCCAAGGTCCAAACCGATCCAGCATTCCTGACCGGCAAAATCACCCAGCGTCATGTCTGGATCTTCGCAGTCTTCCCACGTCTCGCGGGCGATCCATGCGCTTTCGCTGCCCGTCCATTGGCAGAAGTGCAGCCGCCTGATGCCGTTGGCCTTGCCGGGGATAGCCTTGGCTTGGGCTGCGTTCTTCGCCATTTCCTCCCGGCCAATCAGCACGTCGATCAGCGGGTTTGCCTTTTCCCAGCACTTCGGGTCTTCAAGCGGGTCATCGCCTTCGTCCAAAGCGCAAATAAAGCTGAAAGTCTCGTCTGCGCCTTCGTCTGGCGTTGCCTCGCCGTGCGCAACCTTGACCGCCCATTCCCGTTCTCGCCAGCAGACCGAGTTACGATCCGACCCGCTGTTCGTGATCATGAAAAGTAACGGCTGGTCACGCCATTTGAACCCGCGTTCCAGCGTGTCCACCGTGTCGCCGTTTGGATGTTCGTGCAATTCGTCGATCAAAACAAAATGCGGGCGCAAGCCGCTGCCCGTCTTTCCCGTGTCGCGGCCCAACGGGCGAAAGAAGCTGCCCCGCTTCATATATGCCAGATTGTGCACTGGGTTGACGCCGGAAGGCGTGAGCGCATCTTCAAGCATAGGTGATTGGCGAACCATGGACACCGCATCGCGGAACATAATCATTGCCTGTTCCTGCTTTGCCGCCGCAGCGTATATTTCCGCTCCTGGCTCATTGTCCGCGACCAAGCCGTAAAGCCCGATGCCCGCAGCCAGCGGTGAATTGTGCGTCGGGACCATGCCCCGCCCGCATAGAAACATGCTATCAGGCGAGTCCACAGTGATGCAGCGCACCGGAACAGGCTGGACGGGCCGACACGAGACGATCCGGCGATCTGCTGAAAGACTCCTGCGGCTGTGCGTTGCAGCCTGCCTATCCGCCTTCCGTTTCAACCGAAATACTGGCCGATCCCACGGTGCAAAGAATCCGACGCGATATTTTGCGCTAATGCGCACCCCATTAAGAGTGGCCGACCCCTCCCGCAGCGTGGCCTTTAGCCCCAGCGATAGCGCCAACTCCAAGACGCCCTCAGCCAAAGCCCGACTGGTTGCCGTAAACTCACACTGCCCGCTGGTGGCGATGCTTCCGTCAGTGTCCATCAGGCCTTGCAGCAAGGCCAGCCTTTGCGCATCAGACGCCCGAAGATAGACCGGGGGAACGTGCTTATTGCGCAGAACGCCCAAGCGCCGCAGTCTCTCTTTCAGAGTGTCCCCGCGTTGCCCGCGCCCGCTGCTCAAGCTAAATCGCCCGGTAGTATCCGAGTGCCGCACCTGTTGCCGCACCGGCTGCCCCTCAGACGCTATTTCCTCCACCACCTGAATATCGGCAAAGGCACAAGTCAGCCTTGCCGCGTCGCTATCTCCATCGCCCAGCCATGCGCCCAAGACATACGGAGCAACAAGCAGTTCTTGCTCTGGCAGGTCCAGCGATCCGCAAAGCGAAACACTGTGATTTGCCGACTGGTACTTCCCGTGAGCGTTGCGAAGGGTCCGCGCAATATCTGCGGTGGTCTTTACCGAAACGCTCCCTGGCTTAGGGCGGCGATGCTCCGTTAGCCAAAGATGTTCCGCCGATGCGACAATCACCTCGCCGTCGTCAAACTCTACCTCAAAGCATTCCCGGTCAACGCTGACAGGGTGCGCTTGCAGCACCCGGCAGGGCTTGCCATCAGCGCCGATCACCATGTCCCCGGCTGACAGCGCGCCCATTGTCGACCAGCCTGTCGGCGTCGGAATTACGGTGTCCAGCGCCAGCGCTTTCCCGTTGCCTTTACCTTCTTCGCAGTAGACCCGGCGAAACCGCCGAAACCCGTTGGCCTTTTTCCAGCCAAAGATACTTCCGATTTTGAACTGTTGCGATGCGTGCAGCTTGAACGGCTGCCCGTCAAACTTCATGCCGCCGCTCAGGCGCAGCACGTCGGGGAAAAACCCCAGCGCCCGCGCGGCTGCCTTGCGGTCGAAGATCAGCCCCCGCGCGCTGCCCTCGTCCAAGTCTCGCAGGTGGCGCGCGCATGATGCTCGAACGTGCGGCCCCGCCGTGATCTTTCCGGCCACGACTTTTGCCGCGTAATCCGTTGTCGGGTCTGCCTGCTTTGCCATCTGACCTCATGAAAAAAGGCGACCCCGAAGGATCGCCTCTTGTCTTGACCGCGTTACCAAAACAAACCCGACGCAAACAGACCGTGCCATAACCGCCCAGCCGCAACGTGCCTAGCTTTGCCCGAACTCGCCGGGCCACGGCTTATGTCACCGAAACCGCCGTGCCACGCCCCGCCTTGCCGCGCCAATCCTTGCCGAGCCTTAACCGCCGTGCCGCGCCTTGCCGAGCCCTGCCGCGCCGTGCCCAGCCTTAACCGCCGTGCCGCGCCTTGCCGTGCCCTGCCAGGCCCTGCCGCGCCGGTCCTTGCCCCGCCTTACCCGCCGGGCCTCGCCCCGCCTTGCCGCGCCAGTCCACGCCCCGCCTTAACCGCCGGGCCGCGCCTTGCCGAGCCCTGCCGCGCCAGTCCTTGCCCTGCCGCGCCCCGCCTTAACCGCCGGGCCAAGCCTTGCCGTGCCTAAACACGCCTCGCCGAAACAGACCGTGACCGCCTTACCTTGACCAGCGCGCCCGCCTAAGCGGAAAGCGCCACACGAGCCGCCTCAGCGTCCGCGATTTTCTCGATTGCCTTCAACTCCTGCGCCGTGAAAGCGCCGTTGTATCGGGCCAGCCATGACCGCAGGGCAGTCTTCCCTTGCTGCCGCAACTCGGCCATAGAAGCCTCATCCTGCGGGTCAAACCGCATGTAACCGCCGCCTTGGCTGCGCTGTGCGACCGGCGAAACATAGGCCGGATATTCCTTTGTTGTGACATGCACCACATTGGAACGTGTCGTTTCACTTACCTGCGCTTGGATGCGCAAGCCGTTTGCCATCTGACGCGCCAGATTGATGCGGTATTCCCGCGCCGCGCTGGCGTCGTCTTTGGCGAAGAACCACGGATAGGCTTCGTGATCATGTTGGCCCGAAAGCCAGTCAATGAACTCAGCCGCAACAAACAGGTTGCGCCCGCTTTTCGTTAGATAACCGTCGATAATTGCTTGGCGTCGGGCCTTGGTGAATTGTGCCATTCCGGTCTCCTTTGACTGTGACCGCCTAACCCAGCGACACCGGACCCAGCCGGACGGAACCGAAACCCGCCTAGACCGCCCGGCCTTCCCGACCGCGCCGTGCCAGACCATAACATGCCTCGACCGCCCCGCCAGACCAAGCCAAACCGCGCCGTGCCGTGCCTTGCCGCGCCTTACCCAGACCGCCAGACCCAACCATGATGTACCCAGCCTGAACGTAAGCTGCCCAACCACGACAGCCTTGCCGTGACCGCGCGGGGCGACTTGCGCCGCCCCCGCCAATTTCATGACGTACGCCGCATCCGTTCTTCGGCCAGCATTTCCATCAGGTTCGCCGTGTCATCGTCGGCACATTCGGGCGCGTCAAGCGCCGCCTTTTGCGCGTCCCGGCCTTCCGCCGTGATCTCGTCCCAAATGCTTTTCCAGTCGCCAAGATCGCTTCCCGCAACCGCAAACGTTCCGTAGCTGCCCCGGCCCTTTTCCTGCCGAAAGTCACCAATGCCGACGATCACGCCTGCATTCTGCAACAGCGACACAACCGCGTGCGCTGAAAGCGTCGGCGTAACGAAAGCAATATCGACCTCAGCGCACCAACGCGGCAGGAAAGCTCGCGTCCGCACGTCCGGCGTCTTGTTCATGTCTGCCGACCGCACCACGTCCATCTTGAGATACGGTTTGCCCCAGATGTTTATCTTCTGTTGCGGCAGAAAAATCAGCCGCTGGACGCTGGTCTTCGTGACGCCCGGCGTTTCCAGCGCCGCAGTGGACATCGCGCCCTTCACCCCCGGCGCAGGGAAACACAGAAGCGTGTCGCCGGTAGGCTGAAGATACACGCTATCGCGGTATTCCTGTTCGGGATCGTGCTTCAATTCCCGCTTTTCCGCAGCGGTCTTCTTTCCGCCGCCAATCAAAAGCGTGCGCTTTGCCTTGGCGCTCATCGCGTTGAAGTAAAGCGGTGTAGTTCCAATCATGCGCAGCGTGACGCGGCCCTGCTTGAGCGCATCAATCTGCAAGGTTCCGGCTTCCGCCTTTTTAACAGCCATCGTGATAGTCTCCGTGATGGAGACGCTGGCAAGCGGCTGGCGATGTGTTAGACACATTCCAGGCCGACGCCCGCGACCTCGGGTTTCGGTTTAGGGTCAATGCGGAAGGTTTCAGCTTCCAAATTGGCCCGCCTAGTTTTCTAGGCTATACCGAATAAACCACAAGCGCGCGGGTACCGCAACACTTTTTCTGCGACAATATTATTTTTCTACCCGAAGTACTGCGCCGCAGGGTCTTCTTTGCCATTGGGTTCCTGTGCGTTGACCTTCGACCGACTGGATGGCGTCATGCCGAACTCCGCCAGCAACGACTGCATCCGCCGCGCCGCGTC